TTGAGTCTTTGAGGTCTGCGACTTTCGCCGCAACGCTCTTGACCGATTCCTCGAATTCCATATGTTTCACCTTTCTAGTAGAGCACTGTCGTGCAGCCAGTTTTTGTATGCCCGGATTACCCAGGGCATGACGTTGAGTTCTCGTGCTATGGCACATTCGTCGCCGTCGAAGATAATCTCGGCGGACTGATATTCGAGCTGGTTGACGAGCATGCGTGCGGCCTCCATGTCGGCTCTCCGCTCGGTTGCGGAGTCGCATTTGCATCCTACGTCGTGGTGACGGGCATGACTAATCTCATGTGCGAGCACGCACCGGCGTTGGATTGGTGTGAGCCGGTCGCTGATGAGTATGCGGTTGTTTGCCGCGTCGTAGCCGCCCTCAAGATCTGCCGGCAACGCCAGCTCATACACGTTGGCCCATTTACTGGCGATGGTCTCCACGTCGATCATGGCATTTCCTCGTATGCTTCCTGCTCACGCTCGATATCACCATGCTTCGCGGCAAGATCAAGAGTCGACGGATCGATAGAATTATCGTCACGCAAAGTGGGGAAATAAATTGAACCATCGTTAATCATGTGGTCAAGGCATAAATCGATTTCCTCAATGACGCCGCGAGTTTCTCGCCCTCGCTTTTGGGGTGAGGCGTTCCGACCCGCTCGTTGCGAAGTTTCGTCATCGAGGAAATGACCGTATTTTAAAAGACAAATCGCAGCAAAAGCAGGGGCTGTAATATTAACCTTATTAGCCGCCCTTTGCTCGGACAGGGTTGGAGAATGGCGAACCATTTTATTACGTATCTCGTTTGGACCGTTAAGCGCGGTTGACACTAAATATTCTGAGACCTTTGCCATGATACTCGGAATCGAATTCAACAATGATTGATTGATTTGTTGTATTACTGGATCGTCGGACATTTTCTTCGGCGGTACGCCCAATAATTCGAAATGATTTCCATTAAGGGCTTTGCGGAGCTCCTCTCTACTAATTGAAGCTCCTCCATCTAATTTGATATCGCCTTCACCAGGAAAAAGATCGGAGAGAACAAGAGATTCTCCCGTCAGTGACTCCAATGACTTGACAAGAATCAGCATGTTGAACAATGAGGCTGCAGAAGCATTTCTTTTCATACCCGAAATGAACCCCGGTGTCCATGTTGCTCCATAGCGCCTCGCTTCAGTCGCGATTTGATCCAACGTCAAGCCTTTGGCGGCTCTCATTGAATCTATATAAGCGTAGATGGCTTCATTAATTCTCATGTTCTCAATTTAACAACACGACACGCCAAAAGGCAAAATACAAGTTGTCATATTGAAACTCTGTGCTATCTTGTTAATCACGTTCTCATAACGACAACTTGTGAAAGGAGGTTTTGATAATGCCGGCAATTGCTATGAGTCCGACTCTCAGCCCCAAGGAGGTGTTCGAGAACTACGGGCTCAAGCCCAATCATCTGGCCCAGCTGCGCTACCAGAAGAAAGGCCCCCGCTACATCCAAGCGACGCCACGAACGGTTTTGTACCGACAAAGCGACATCGAAGATTGGCTGACTGCAAACACGGTGGAGACCGAAGACAGCAAGAAAATGAAAAAGGCATCCGCCGCCACGGATGCCGAGATCAAATGAAAGAAGGTTCAAATGAACAACACCATTCTAACCGACAACAAGGAAATCGAAACCCTCGACCTCCCCTCATGGTGGAGCGACGACTTCCCCTGCGTAGCAACCTTGCTCAAGACCGGGTTCAAGGGGCACCGTCAGCTGTTCGCAGCTGACGTGGATGTCCTCCCCGGCGTCGGCTTCGCGTTCTACGAAGTCCAATGGCTCAGCAAAGACGGGTCTTCCTCCGATGGACCCCTTACGACAATCGTTCCATTCAACAACATCGAAAGCATTGAACAGGTAGAAACCGTGGAAGCAGAGGACGGTGGTCTCAAATGAGCAACGCATTGCAGACCCTTCGTTTCGAAGATACGGAGGTCACCGCACTGGACTGCAACACCGACGAGCCGGTGTTCGTCGCCAGCCCCATCGCGAAGAAACTCGCATACGAGAGCGCGAAGGACATGTTGCGCAATCTTGACTCCGATGAAAAGGGTAAGCACATTGTGCCCACCCTTGGAGGAGAACAAGAAATGAGCGTCATCACGCTGCCCGGCCTGATCCACGCCTTGAACAATCGCCGCCCCGGCGCAGTCAAGGACGAGGCCACGCGCAACATGGTCATCCGGTTCCAGCGTTGGGTGAACCACGAACTAGTGCCGACCGTAATGCGCACCGGCAGATACGAGGTGCAGCGTCCGCAACACCTGCTTGAGGCGGCTCACCATGAGCGCATGATGCAAGTCGAACTGTTGAAGGCTTCGCAGGGCATCGTCCACCCGGATTTCCTCGAAGCGAAGACGCGCATCGTGATCGCACGGGAATTGGGGGAACTACCTGAGCTCGACCCGAAGACCCGTCCCCTGTACACACAGGACTATCTACGGGAGAAGAATCTGAGCGCCAAGCAGCTGCGATCGAAGAGTGGCACATTCGGCAAGAAGCTCAAGGCCGCATATCGAGAGCGAAACGGTCGAGAACCACAACGCGCTGATCTGACACTGCCGAACGGTCACATCATTCAGGTCTACGCCTACACGGAAGAAGATCGCCCCTTGTTTGACCGGGCATGGGATGAGCTCAGTCAGAAAGCGGGTGCGTGATGGCCGGCGCTCTCCCTGAGAAAAAACTTCGTCTATCTCTCACCCACCCTATCGTGTCGGACTCTTACAGACATTCCTTCCCCATGGAATTGGTATGTGATCCGAACGATGAGGCCGACCTGTTCCTGACGGTGTTCAAAGCGAAGGTTCCTATGTTCGACTTGTGGTTCGACCTGACGTATTCCACGTTCGACGGGGTGACCGGTTCGTTCTATCCCGATTGGAGCGAATGGACGTTCGGTGACCTGAAGGAAGCGAAGGACGTATTGCACTCCTATCTGGATTCCATCGATGTTCTCCGCGTTTTTTTTGCGGACTACCTGCGGGTATTCGAGTGGGCGTCGACCGTGGACTGGCGCGGCCTGCTCGCCAAGAAGCGTGGTGAATCATGTCCAAGCAGATAGAAGCACAGGACGGTTGGCCCATTGGCAAGGTGGCGGAATTCCTGAATCTTTCGAAGAGCACTCTTTACATCTGGTCTTGCTACGACCGGTGGGGCGGGAAATACCCGCCGGCCCCGAAGCGTATCGGCCGTCGGCTGGTGTGGGATCCACGCGAGGTCATCGACTACCGAAACAACAAATGCGCCATCACCCGCAAGGAGCTGGTCTACGGCAAGTAAGGGTTCTCCCGGCCTCAATGCCGGGAGAAAAAAAGGAAAGCGGTGTCGGCGTTGCACTGTCCAAGGTATTGCGCCGACACCCAACATCACCAATCAGATTCAGAAAGGAAATCAGTGATGTCAAACAACAAGGTTAGCGGAATCCACGCCTTCGGCGTGGAGGTTCCCGAGGACATGTCGCTCAAGGAGCTCATGGAGCGGCTGCTTGAGGAAGGAGAGGCTGAGTTGGAGAAGGAGTTGGACGAGGAGACGCGCCAGCCGGAAACCGGCAAGTGTCCCTGTCCGGCGTGCGATCCGGACAAGGACACCGTGGAGGAAAGATTGTTCCATCCGGTCGATCAGTGGCAGCACGCCGTCGATGTGGCCAGTGACGTGCATGACGCGGCCGGCTCTCTCGAACACGCGCTGTTCGAGCTGGGTGAGAACCAGTTGGCGTTCGAGGCGTCGATGATCCTCAGCCAGTCGCTGACCCTGCTGAGTGCCATCCAACGCAAGCGCAAGGAGGTTGCGGAATGAGCATCGAAGCATTGCGCAAAAAGAAGCGTATGCGCCGACCCCGGCCGAGGTTAACGGACGGGCAGAAATCGGCCGTATTACTGGCTCTCACGTTCTTCGAGGGTTGGCTGGTCGGTTTCGCCGGCACGCATAGTCGCATCCCCAGTCCGGTGGGTACGCCGCAGTGGATGATAACCGGCTCGCTCGCATTGGCGGTCGTATTGCCGCTCGTGTTCGCGGGAATCCTGTTGAAGTGGGGTGGCGATGGAACAGCCGAGTGAGTTCACTCTTTGTCTGCCGGGCGACCCGGTGCCGAAGGGCAGGCCCCGCGTCTACAACGGGCACGCGATGACCCCGAAACGCACCGTCAGGGCGGAGGAACGCCTGTTCGCGGAATTCCGTCTGAAATACCCGCAGGCGAAACCATACCAGTGCCCGGTCAGGTTGGAGGCCGAATTCTGGATGAGCCATCGCGGCCGCCCGGATCTCGACAACCTGCTGAAGCTGGTTTTGGACTCGCTGAACGGCGTCGCCTACGTGGACGACGCGCAGGTCGTCGAATCCCATGCCACCAAGCGCATGCCCGACCTATGGGTGTACGGAGCCAAAGGCAAATACCGGAAACGCAAGTCCGGCGACCCGTACACGTACTGCGGGCACGAATACGAACCACATCTCTATATCCGAATCAAGCCGCTCCCGGAACGGGGGCCGAACAAGCAAGGAGAACAATCATGAGCAAGCCGATCAACGAACCCCGTCTGGTGCAGCAGGCGCTGATAGCGGACGAGGATCTGAGTTTCGAACTGGCGGCTTTGGTGCCGCCGGCGAACGGCATCACGAACGCGGCCAGCACGTTCATCGACCGGGCGACCAAACTGTTGCTGTCCGACAAGATCATGCTCACCAACGAGCAGCATACGGCCGTCGTGACGGCCATCGCCGTCGCCCAACTGACCGTCAAGGAGGGTGCGGCCGTGTCGAAGCTGCTGCGCAACCCGGACGCCTCGGCGGACGTCATCGCCGGACTGCGACTCACCTCCAAGGACAGGCAGGATGCCTGACCGGCGTCTTTGGATGCCGCGTTGCAGGACATGCGGGCCACTCGGCAAGCCCACCGGACTGGACGAGGCGGTCACCTGCTGCAACCGGCACACGAACCAGACCAAGCATCAGACGGCGTGGTATCCCACCTACGCCCAAATCATCGTGAAAGGCACACCAAATGACTGCGAATGACACGTCAACCATTGAAACCACGGAGGCCGTGAACCCGGACGGGGAATTGCGCCAAGGATTGTTCGCCGCGCAGGCGGCGCGCATCGTCGAACTGCAGGCCGAGATCGCCAGCCGACAGGAGGAAATCGACAATCTCAAAATCCTGATTCTCGACTCGCATCCGGTCGGCACCTACCAGGCCGGCAACCTGAAAGTGCAGGTCAAGCCGGGCGCGCGCCGCATCAACGCCGGCACGTTCGAAAAAGCCTATCCGGCCACCAAGTATCCGGGAGCCTACCAGTTGAAGCCGCGCCCGCTCAGCCAGTTGGAGAAGCTGCTGTCGGCGGACGCGGTGGCCGATTACGCGATGAGCGGCAAGCCTATGGTGGTGGTCTCATGAGCGCGGAACTGTCCAGCCTGGGCATCGCCCTGATCGTGGAAAGCGTCATCGCCGACTACGACCTGCGTGACGAGAACGGCAACGAGCTGACCGACGACCTGTACGTCATCCGTTCCGAGCAGCTCGACGAGCTGGGCCTCACCGTCGCCAGACGCATCCACAAGGCCATACGCGAACTGGAGACGCAGGGCAAGACCGGTTTTCCCGTGCATTCGATGCTCTGCGGACATACGCCGCCAACCATCACGACGGCGGATGACGGGACCTACACGCTGCGCTTCGACAACGCCGGCGAAGCGGTTGCAGTCAAAGGCCTCAACAAGACCGCATTGGCCGACGTCAAGAAAACCATCAACGACTTTCTCAAGGAGGTGAAAACCCATGAACGGCATGAATGAGGCTATCCTCGCCGTCGCGCAGGCCCAACAGGGTGATGCGATCCCCGTGGACATACCGCCCATGACGCAGTCGGCACCCGATATGGGCAAACCACCCGTCACGCCGAAAACCAAGGTGGATACGGTGGAGGAGCCGCGGTTGTGGGCGGAGATTCGCCAGCTCATCGAGAACGACATCCAGAACGCTCCACGCGAACTGCAGCGTGAGATAGGCCCCAGCGAACTAGGCACGGACTGCGTGCACTGTCTCGCAGCCAAACTGGCGGGCTGGCCGGAGCGTCGCTCCCCGGGCTGGCTGCCGTTCATCGGCACATGCGTGCACGCGCATTTCGAAACCATGTTCCGAGAGCTGAACGGGGAGCCGGCGTTCCAATTCCCCTACACGAGCGAGGACAACGTGACCGAGCTCGTGGAACGGTGGCGCTCGGAGTACCGGGTCACCGTAGGCCGGTTGCAGGGGTTGCACGGCGGCTACGACGTGACCGGCAGCATCGACCTATGGGACCGCAAAACCCGCAGCACCATCGACTGGAAGATAGTCGGCAACACGACCGTCACCAAGGTCAAGGCCCACGGCCCCTCGCAACAGTACCGGGTACAGGCCTCACTCTACGGCATGGGCCTGCAGAACGAGGGCGAACGAGTGGAGCGCAACTGCATCTACTTCCTGCCCCGCAACAAGACCAGTCTCGGCGACGCATTGCCCTGGGAGACGAGGTTCGACCCGGAGCCCGGCAAATGGGCGTTGAGCCGCGCCCAACTGCTCGTCAACCTCATGGACTGCGTGGAGCAGGCGGAAGGCCCCGACGTGCGCGACAGCTGGATCAAACAGTTGCCGGCGGCCGGGCCCGACAAATGCTTCTCATGCAAGGGCCGGGTCTGGCCCGACATGAGCGCGCTCCCCGAGTTCGACGCTAAGCCATGGCCGGACGTTCCCGACAAGTGGCTCCGACTCATCCCCCTAATCGAATCCGAATACCAATTCACCAAGTAAAAACAACGAAAGGAACACGACAATGTTCGGACAACCACAACCACAGTACGGTTACCTGCAGCAGGGGTACGGCTACCAGCAGCCCCAACGACAGCCCGTCCAGTTAAGCTCGCTCGGCGACCTGCTCGCCGGCAACAGCGCCAAAGCGTACTTCGGCGCGAACAGCCAGCCCGGAGACTCGGTGACCGGCGTCATCGAAAAAATCGAGACCACGCAGGTCAACGACTTCCAGACCAAGCAGCCCGCCTTCTGGAACGACGGACGCCCGAAGGAGCAGATCCACGTCATCATCCAGACCCAGTTGCGCGACCCGAGCGTGGATGACGACGACGGCCGCCGTTCTCTCTGGATCAAAGGCTGGGGCATCCAGATCAAGGCGTTTCGCGAGGCCTGCCGTCAGGCGGGCGTGAAGATCCCGAAGCCGGGCGACACCATCACGGAACGGTTCGTGGGTCTCGGCCAGCGGGGCGACGCGCCCCAGCCGCCGAAAGTGTTCGAATTCCACATCGAACCCGCTTCCAGCGTCAACAGTCTCGTGAACGGCAGCCAACCCCAGCAGCCCGGCATGCAGCAAGCCCAGCCGGCATACCCGCAGCAGCAGTACGCGCCCCAGCAGCCCATGCAGGCCCCGAATCAGGGATATGCGCCGGCTCCGGTCGACCCCTGGAACCCGCCGGCACAGGCGCAACCCGCTCAGCCGGTACAGCTCGGCCAGCCGCAGGTGGATCCGATGAAGGTCAACCAGCTGAAGGCCATGGGTAAGCCGCCGCAGGAGATCGCCGCATTGTTGGGCGTGCCGGTCGAAGCGGTCACCGCCGTAACCGACCAGGCTCAACCCCAATACCACGGGGGTTCCGAACAGATGCCGGAAACAGGTGAATTCTGATGGACGAACTGCTGAAACACCTGCAGAACCAGTGGCTCGAGCTGATGAAAGACATGGATTCCCTTGCCTCCGATCAGGACGGTTTCCGTGACGTCGATTCGGAAAGCCTCCAGCTCATGAGCGTGAGACTCGTGCTCCTGGGCTGGCACAAGAGCAAGGATTCCGACAAGGACTGATCTCGGCCACCGTACAGCCGTAGCCGTATCCAAGCGGCCCGCACGAATGCAAAGGCGTGCACGGCACCCATTTTTCCCACACTACGTCAAAGGAGTTTCGAGGATGGCCGACATCTACGGATACGCAACAGCCGCACCCCTGTACCGTGCGGCTGGATGGATGCAGGTCATCCCCCTGCCCGAGGGACGCAAGACCCCACCACCCAGCGGTTTCACTGGACGCAGCCGCAAACCCGTCACCGACGAGCAGGTGCGGTTCTGGTCGCAGTCGGATCCGACTGCGAACACGGGCATCGTCATCCCCGAAGGCGTATTGGTTCTGGACATCGACGCCGAACAAGGGCACCAGGTCAAGGCAGACGGGGCGAAAGGCATCAGCGAACTCAGCCAGGAGCTGGGCGCATTGCCGGCCACGTGGAGCAGCACGTCGCACGGCATCGATTCGCCGGCGCGCCACCTGTTCTACAAGGTGCCCGAGGGATTGGCGTGGAAGGGCGGCGCCATCGAGGGCGTCGACATCCTGCAGCCCGGCCACCGGTATTCCGTGGTCTGGCCGTCGATCCACCCGAGCGGCGAAATGTACTGCTGGTACACGCCAAGCGGCGCATTCTCCGGCACGCTCCCCCATATCGGCGACTTGGCGACACTGCCATGGAAGTGGGTGGACTACCTGCGCAAACCCGACAGAGTGTCGAATTCGACCACTTTAACTCCCTCGTATTCAAGGGAATACGACGACCGCATGTGCAAGGCGGTCAACACGTTCCTCAACAAGACGCTCGCCAACCCGGCAAGCAAAGGCTCAAGGCATGACACCACGCTGCAGGCCGTCTGGGCGTTGGTTAACTTCGCGCAGGAGGGACACCGGGGGGCTCTCGACGCCATCAACCAATTGAAGCCACGGTTCATCGCCGAGGTGGCCCCCGACCGTCAAGGCAAGGAGCGTGAGGCTGCACGCGAATGGGCCAGCATTCTCAGTGGCGCGATGGAGAAGGTCAACGGCGTGCAATCGCATGTGGATCCGTGCGGGCAGTCGAAAATCGAACGCATGACACCCGGCGAGTTCAACGAACCCACCCAAAACACGGTTACGAGTCAAATGGTGGAAAGTTATCCACAGCAGGTTCAAAACGTTGGAACGACGCCGGTTCAAACCGGTTCAACCACCGCATCTCAGGTTCAAAACGGTTCAACGGAAAGTTACGAGGCAAATAAAACCTCCTCCAGTTGGCGGTTCGAGGACCTCACCCAGTTGGCGTCCGGCGTTGAACTGCCGCCAACGCCAACCGTGTTCCAGCGCGAGGACGGGCAAGGATTGTTCTACCGTGGCGCGGTCAACGACCTGCACGGCGAACCCGGCTGCGGCAAAAGCATGATCGCCCAGATAGCCGCCGCACAGGAACTCAAGAGCAGCCATGATGTCATCTACATCGACTACGAGGACAGCGCGCGCAACGTGGTCAAACGCCTCCTGCTGCTCGGCGTGACCGGCGAACAGATAGTGGCTCACTTCCACTACGTGCGCCCCAGCGCCAAGCCCAGCAGCCCCACCAGCCTCGACGGCTGGCGCGAGACCCTCGACTACGCCGACACCGCCACGCTCGCCGTCATCGACGGCGTCACCAGCTGCCTCGCCTACGCGGGCCTCGACAGCAACAGCGGCGACGACATCGCAGCCTGGTACAACACCATGCCCCGACTCATCTCGGCATGCGGGCCAGCGGTCGTGCTCATCGACCACGTCGTCAAGTCCAAAGACAACCGGGGCCGCTACGCCGGCGGCAGCATGCAGAAACTCGCCCTCATCGACGGCATCAGCTACAGCGTGGACATGACCAAACCTGTCGGCAAGGGCGTGAAAGGCACCATCGTCATCAAATCAGGCAAGGACCGAATCTCGGAGATCGAGGAGCATTGCGCCGTCAGCTGGAGCAGCAACGGCAGCCACCTGCGCGAAGCCGCACGCATCGAAATCAACAGCACGGATCCGAAACTCATGCGCGTCACCATCGCACGACCCAACATGATGCCCAGCGAAGACCGACAGGCGAAACGCGACGACTTCCGACCCACCGGACTGATGGAACGCATCAGCCGCATGCTGGAGGATTCACTCGAAGAACCGAACCAGTCCGAACTGTTCAAGGCACTGAAGGAAGACGGTTCCGGAGCGCGCACCGCCGTCATGAGCAAAGCCGTGAGCCTGCTCCTGCAGGAGGGTTTCGTCTCGAACCGCTCCGGACGCAACAATCGTTCGATATTCAAATCCGTCCGACCGTACCGGCAGATAGACGACCCGAAATCCGACGCCTATGTGGACCGTATGAGCAGGGAGGAGGCGAGTGAATTGGATGACGAAAACCACCTCGAAATCTAGTTTTTCCCGTTTTTCCCAGTTTTTCCGAGTTTTTCCCGGAAAAACTGAGCCATCGAGTCTAGTTTTTCCCCACACTCCCCGGACACACTACGTGTGTGTCCGGGTGTGGGAAAAACTACGGCTCGCCCCTCCGGAAAGACCAAAAACACCCCTCAACGACACTAGATTTTCCCAAACCAAAGGAGCCCAAAATGGCACTCACATTCAGAGAGCAAATCGAAGAGACCGCATGGGAACTCGGCAATGGCGAAGGCACAGTGCCCGACCTGCGTCAGCGGTTCGCCGACAATCCCGACACTCCGAACTTCGACCCGGCCAAGGCATTGGAGATGCTGCACATCCTCCAAATCGTCAACTACAAGCAAGTCCCTCAGCATCGAGGCAGACCAGCCCGCAGCCATTTCCTAAAACAATCCGAATACTCGGTGCTCGATTTTGACATTCCGAAGCCAATCCCCCAGGACGAGCGGGAACGACAGACGCGGATTCAGTGGGCCAAGGACTTTCGAACCATCGCCGACTGGCTCGACGCGAACTGTTACACGACGGAGGACTGACTCATGGTCGAACCGATTGACCTCACCCAACAAGCCCTCAACGCATTGGCCTCATCGGGCCTGGGCAACGACAGTCCGGCCGAAGCGTTCGTCATCGGCTACCAAGCCGGCTGGAAGCAGGCAATCGACCTGTGTATTGAAATCGAAACACGACTCAACAAGGAGGAAAACTGATGACCATGCTGCTTGATGAACGATTGCGTGATCTCGCGACGCAGACCCACCTGCTCGAGACGAAGGTGAGTTCTCTCGGCTGGATGGCCGCCGCCGACGTGAAGACGTTGAAATCAATGACCCGCGCCCAGGCGCATCTCATGCTCGCCGAATGCGATCTGCTGGACGCAATCGAAGCGAACGAAAAGGAGGCAACGGAAGAATGATCAACGGGAATCCAACCAATGCCGATTACGTCCGTGTGCTGGAGAAAGCCAACCCTTATCTGTTCGAAGGGAAGATTGGCGACCAGTGCGAGCAGGCATTCGTCAACACAGCGTTCGACCCATTGGCTGTCAAGCACGCTTGGGAACGCGGCTATGAGATGGGCGCGCAGGTCATGTTACGCCGACTCTGGCCGTATCTGACCGACGAGCTCACGCAAGGATGAACCCAATGACTCGCTATGAACATTACGGAATTGAGGGATAGGGGGGGGAGACATGAGCGGCAATCTTATCGACCCGCAATCGAGGGGCGTCATGCGATGCTGCAGGAAGAATCAACTCACAAGGATTTCTTGTCAGCTCATCGACCCGCAATCGGGGGTCGTCATGCGATGAGCGGCAAGCAGAAGGCCGGCGAGCGCAAACCCCCATGGCTTCGCGCGTTCATTCCGAAATCAAGTCCTCTCGTGGTCACTGTCTGCGAGGGGTGCGGCCTGTACGTGATCGAGGATCGGGAGAGCGTGTGGGATGTGTGGGATTACGGGTGTGTGGAGGGTGACGACCTGGCCGTGGCGATAATCCTCGGCCGCCCGTTGACGCGCGTCACATGGCTGCCATCAGTCGGCTATCCGTTGTTGCGCAGCGTGAGCGGGAGCGCGGGCATCAGGCCGGATGGCCAATACCTCGCCGGGCATACATGCCATTTGGCTCGGGTGAGCGTCAAACCGTTCACGCCGCCGAAAAGAGACCGTCCGCCGGGCAAACCGTGGGGCGGGCCGAGACTGTCGAAGCAGGAGATAGCCGAATTCAAACACATATGGGATATGCCATACAGCCAGCTCAAATATGAGAAAACCCCAACCAACAAGGTCGGCCAGGGCAATGAGAAGCAAACATTATTCTAGCCGACCAGCCGGAAGGAGCTCAACGTGAACTGTCAGAACTGTAGGACGATGACCGAAGAGGGGTGTTCGCTGTGCGCGACGTGCGAGCTGCGCTTCGCCGGCACGCTCCTGCGACTGGCGCGCGACGTCACGCCGTTGCACGACTCGTTGGACGCGACCCTGCATCCGGGCGGGCATTCGCCGGTCAGGATTCAGACGGCCACTCCCCCGACTCCTATCAGGCTTGACGTGCTCGACCTGATCGACATGCTCGACGCGACGGCCCGTGAACTATGGCGTTGCCTCGACGGCATCGACGCCCTGGACTGGCGCAAAGACAAACGCAACGAGGATCTGAAGGCCACGCTCATCGCATGCGCAGGCCACCCCAGGCTCGCCACGTTCGCGGACGCCGGCCTCTACATGCACGTCGTTGACGGCATCGCACGCAAAGTCGATGCTGCGCTGGACCCGCCGGAGCAACGCCGCGAAATCGGCACCTGCGAACTATGCGAGACCATGCTGACCGCCGGAACCAACGACCAATGGGTCACGTGCCCCGTCTGCAACACCGAGCAGCGAGTGCAGACCGTCAAACTCCGGCGGCTGAAAAAACTCTGCTGGGACGACTCGAAACGAGGTAGCGCGGCGGATATAGCCAAGGCGTTCACCGACGCGGGGATTACCGTGCGCAGAAACACCCTCAACGTGTGGGTCAGCCGAGGCAAACTGCGGAACAGTCCGCAGGGACTCGCCTACTGCGACGTGTACCGGCTCGTGATAGGCGGCGAACTTGACAAAGAGCTGACTGTAACCGCATAATGTCAGTGGATTAGTGGGCCGGAAAGCAAAGAGAGTTTCCGGCCCATTCGCATAGCAGCCCCTAAAGCTGGCGTCCGCAGTACCTGCGACGAGGTTTCGGGGCGTTTTCGTATTTGGATGGTTGGCAGAGCAGACGAATGCAACGGTTTCGAAAACCGTATTGGGCGACACCAACGCAGGTGCGAATCCTGCATCATCCGCTGGTTCGACTCCAGCCGAAGGCGCTGGACGCAAGGATAGTGAGGAGGTCAAATGGCCGATCTTGAGCGAATCATCATGGACGCGGTTGCCGACGCGCTGATAGATGTCGCCGAAGAGCTCGCGCCACAACGCGTCGCTGAGCTCAAGGCTTCGGCCGTGAAACCGTGCGCGAGCGAGGCAACAAGCGAGGCGATCGCCAGAATCGGCGGTCGCCTCGCGTTGGGGAAAATCAAAGCGTCATCCGTTTAGGCCGAATACGAAACGGATGCGTCTTTCCATCCGGGAAACAGGTTCTCGAATTTCGCATCGGCGTCAACGTACTTGTTTGTTATGTCGAGCACCTTATGCTTCACCTCCGTTTCGTCCGCTATCCCGTAGAAGCAATGGCACATCTCCTCTACAACGGCAAGGTACGGGACGAGCGTGTCGTCCGGATTGAGTTTGCGCCACATGTGGACGGGGAAGACGAGGAACGTTTTCGTCGCCCCCCATTTCGTCTCCGTCGAGCTCGACGGAATATCTGCTGCCGGGAATGAACAGAAGCAGTGCTTTGTTGCGGATGACAGGTGGTTCCGTTTCGAAGCTTTTGGCCATGACATTCAGTCCGGCTCCGATGGCCATGATCTCGTTTGGCAGAAGTTCGACCGTCGACCGTATGTCGATTCTGTCGGCTAGCGATGACGGGATTCCAGGTCCGTCGATTCCATCAACGGCTCCGCGGATTCTCATGAGTTTCCTCCTTGTTTTTTGCGTGGCCTTCCTCCGCCGACGCCTCGTCCGGGGCGTTGCGCGTTCCATTGGTCGATGGTGTCCTCGCGCCAGCCCCTGGCTTTGCCAACGATCACGTCGGGGTCGGGCAGCTTGTAGCGTGCCAGCGCGCCTTTGGTGATGTCGAGACGTTGCGCGACTTCGGTCATGCTCAGGTATCGTTCAGTCATCGTGGCGGCTCCCGGCGTATCCGGCGGCCAATCCCATGATCCCGGCTGCAAGGCCGAAGCCTCCGCCGTGTTCGAGTCCGGCGTGCGCCATGCAGACGATGCCGAAGAGCATTGCGATGATGCCGAAGATGGTCGGTCTTTTCATGATGTTCATGGTTCCCTTGCTAGGATGGATGGACGGGGTTCCGGCTAGTACGAGTAGCCGGAACCTTTTTTACTTGTGCTTCGGTGGCTTTTTGCCTTCCCTCAGCCCGAGCCAGATGCTCACCGCTATGGCGATTATCTGGAGGATGGTGTCTATCCAGTCCTTGGGTTCCATGTTCACCTCCTTTCGTTTCCGCTTACATAACTATTATAACAAAGTATGTAAAGTATTGCAAGTCAGGCAAAAACGACACGCCGGAATAAGACATCCATGGTGAAGACAGCACGAAGCACCACAAGGCGGTGACCACATGCCAAGAATCCGCAAGACCACACGCCAATTCGAAAAAGACAAAGCCACATTCTTCCATCAATGCAAAGCACAGCATGCAGTCTGCTGGTTGTGTGGTATGCCAATAGACTACGAGGCGACGAAGAACACCACCGATGACAGCTTCAACCTCGACCACCTCTACCCCGTCTCGAAGCACCCCGAACTCCAATTCGACCCAGCAGGCTTCAAACCAAGCCACACCAGCTGCAACCGACTCAGAAGCAACCAAGACCCACCAACCCCAATCGGAACACTAAGCAGACAATGGATAACAACAGCATGAGCAAGGAGGCAATGATGCTACAGCAGCCAGCCACACTAGAGCTCACCGCCACAATCAACGACAAGACATTCCCCATCGGCTCATTCACCGTCAACATCCCAATCAACGTCACCCACAACGAAGTCAAGACCTTCAAGGTCGGTGGCGCATACACCACACTCATCACGCCCAAGCCACCAAGCACAGACGAACTCATCACACGATTCACAAACGCAGTCAAAGCATTCAAAACAGCATTCGAAACCAACCCCAAAAGGGTAGGGGCGGTGAAATCCTGAAAACCGCCCCGAACCGACCCACTGCCCGCGTGGTTGCTCTTCCTCTCCCCGATAATGTTTTTTGTTGATGGGTCGCGCGCGAAGGAGGCTCTATGGCAGTCAAGAAGGGTGTTTCCGAGCATCGTTTCCCGCATGAGTCCATGGTGGACGCATTGGAGAGGTCTTTGCGTAATGCGAAGTCGTTGCGTGCCGAGAATGCGGCTGTCGTGGCCGCTGCGCGTATCCTTGCCGCTCGGATTGATTCGATCTGCGAGACGGGTTTCATTGACGAGAACGGGAAATTGGACAATGTGTCGGTTCCGACGTTTTTGAAATACTGCCAGTCGCTTGGTTTGACGGTGGATGTTCCGGCTAAGGTTGGTCGGCCTGCGAAGCCGAAGGCCGAGGCGAAGCAGGAGACGCCGAAGAGCGACAAGGTTGTGCAGATGGCGGATTTCATGAAGCGTTTCGGCTAGGAGGCGGTGTCCGATGGTGGCGGAGAATCTCACGGTTTTCGGTGCCATCGACGATGAGAGGCATGGCGTGACCTTGCCGCGTATCTTCACGCCGCCACTCAGGCCGTTGACCAAGGAGACGAGCAATGGTTTCGCTGTGATCGCGTTCGCGGAAATCATGCTGCACGTGCATTTGTATCCGTGGCAGCAGTGGTTGCTCGTCCATGCTTTGGAATTGTTGGAGGATGGCAGCTATCGCTTCCGCAAGGTGATTGTGCTTGTCGCCCGCCAGAACGGCAAGACCACGCTGATGGGCGTTTTGGCCGCATGGTGGCTTTTCGTGGATTCCAACAAGCATCCCGACCGAGTGCCGCCCGTCAAATTCCTGGTGGTTGGTGCCGCGCAGACGCTGGACAATGCGAAAGGCCCGTACAATCAGGTCAAGGAATGGTGCAATCCTGCTCCGGCGACCGATGAGGAAGAGGATCTGGTGATTCCCGATCTCGCCGCGATGACGCAGAAATTCGTCAACACGAACGGCGAGGAAGCGATCATCACCCGCTCGAAAGCCCGGTATATCGTCCGCGCGGACAAGAACATTCGAGCGAAGAGCGCTGCCCGTGTGGTGTTCGATGAGCTTCGTGAACAGCATAATGACGATGGCTGGAACGCGGTGTCGCAGACCACGAAAGCGGTCTGGAGCTCCCAATTGTGGGGCATCAGCAACGCGGGCGATTATCGCAGCGTCGCGCTTCGCAAGCAGGTGGACAAGGGCAGGAAGCTTGTAGACGAGTGGACGCGCCTGAGCGCCGACGGTGGCAATCCGGCCGACGTGTTCCTGTCCGGCGAACAAGACGGCAGCTTCGGATATTTCGAATGGTCTGCGCCTGACAAGTGTCCGGTGGATGATGCCGACGCCATCAGACAGGCTAACCCGTCGCTCGGCTACGGGCCGATGACCGTCATGAGCGTCAGATCCGATATTGACGGCATGACCGAGGCGGCGTTCCGCACCGAGGTCCTATGCCAGTGGGTCACGGCTGACATCATTCCTTTCATCAACCAGAAAATGTGGGCCAGCGGAATTGATTCGCGTTCCACGATTCCGAATGAGAATCGAGTGGTGCTGTCCGTGGACACGAGCGCGGACAGGAAGACCACGTATGTGGCCGCTGCCGGAATGCGTGCGGACGGTTTGCCTCACGTGGAGTTGATCGCTCGTCGTGACGGCATGCTGTGGGTGCCGCACTTTTTGGATTTGCTTCGTGAGAGCTGGCCGGGTATTTGTGAGATTGCGGTGCAGTCGAAGGGTTGTCCGGCAGTCGATTTCATCGACCCTTTGACTGAAAAAGGCTGGAACGTGCATCTCATCGAAGGCTTCCGGCTGGGCGCGTGTTGCGGTCGTTTCCTGGACCGTGTGCGTGAGGGCAAGCTGCGGCATCTCCCGCAGCCCGCCATCGAACAGCAGGTTTCCGTGGCCGTGTCCCGGCGTCTTGGCGAGGTCGAGGTGTGGGACCGCACCAAGTCCGCATTGCAGATTTCCGGCCTAGTGGCCGAATCGCAGGCGCTATACGCCTTGGAAACCATGCAAGTCGAAAACGAAAAACCGAAATATGCGCCGAGCGTGACCCATTTCGCAGTCGTATGACCCAGTGAGGAGGTTTCATGGGGTTCTTTTCCAGATGGCTCAAGAAAAGCCCGGTATCCGTGGCCCAGAAGTTCTCCGAATCGCCAGTCAACATTTCGCAGGTCGCGCAGCTGCCAATCGATTGGTTCGGCGCCGGAGTCTACGAGCGAGAGGCGGCGGTGCGCACCGTCATCGACCATATCGCGCGGAATATCGCCAGCATGCCGTTCAAGGTCTACACTCGCCAGCCTGACGGTGACCGCGTGGAGGACACGACAAGCCCTTTGGCGCAATTGATGGCCAAGCCGAGTGTGCTTCCCGGCATGACACGCTACCGATTCTTCTACTCGCTGCTCTGCGATGGCCTGCTCAATGACCGTTGGCTCTGCCTGTTGGATGCCGACAAGAAGACCGGCAGACTGTGGCTGCGGCGTATTCCGGTGCAGAATTTCACGCTTTCCGGCAACACTCTTGATGAGATCACCGGCGTGCAGATCAGCACCGGACAGCCGGAAGGAAGCCAGTATTTCAAACTGCCAGACCCGCAGATTCTGCTGGATGTGGGGTACAGCACGTCCGGCATCGGCGGTTCTCCGGTGTCCGGCACTCTCGCCCCGCTTCTGGCGGAGGCGCGTGAGATGGCCGAATATCGGCGTGCGATAGCGCATAACGGCGGTCAGATTCCGGCGTACATCTCGCGTCCGAAGGAGATGCCGTGGCCGTCGCAGGAGGCGCAGGACGAATTCGTGCAGGGCATGCGCAATTACAAGGCTGGAGGCAATCTCGCCGGTGGCTGGCCGCTGCTCAACGACGGCATGGAAATCAAGACCGTGGACGCGTTCAAGCCGATTGACATGCAGGACATCGACGCGAGGGACAGGATTCGCATCGACGTGGCCAACGCATTCCATATCGCGCCAGAGAATCTGGGCTTTCGCAGTGGCACGAATTCCAACATCGGAGCCTTCAAGGAGCAGATGTGGAACGTGGAGCTCATGCCGTACATCGTGGCTTTCGAACAGTCGCTCAATTTGCTGCTGCCAGACGCGCTCGGCCAGCCGGACGCCTACATCGAAGCGAATGTGGATGCGAAGCTGCGCGGCACGTTCTCCGAGCAGTATCAGGCGCTCAGCACGGCCACGGGGCGCAGTTTCATGACCACGAACGAGGCACGGCGCATCCTCAACTATCCGAAGCTTGATGGTGGCGACGAATTGGTGACGCCACTGAACGTGGCAACCGGCGGACAGCCCAGCCCGCAGGATGGCGGCAGGACGCAGAACGCGCAACAGAACAATCCAGTGAACGGAGAAGGACAGTGAATCTCAAACAGCTCAGATTCAACGTGAAATCCTTGGACGATTCCGCAGGCGAAGGCGTTTTCAGCGGCTACGCCAGCACTTTCGGCAACAAGGACCTGCAGGGCGACGTGATCGCCAAGGGCGCTTTCGCGGAGACCCTGGAAAAGGACTACGACGGCGGAGCCGGCATCCCGATCCATTGGAACCATCAGGACGGCAAGCCGACCGACATCATCGGACGCACCTTGAGCGCCGTGGAGGACGAGAAGGGCCTGCTCATCTCGGCCCAGCTCGATATCGAGGATAATCCGACCGCCCAGCAGGCTTACGACCTGCTCAAGGATGGCAGGGTCCACCAGATGAGCATCGGCTTCGTGCCGACGAAGACCGCGTGGATCACGGAAAAGGGCGACGGCCCGTGGGGTGGCCATTCCGAATTCCAGCAGATCAAGCTTTTCGAGATCAGCGTGGTGCCGGTGGCCGCGAACCAGCAGGCCGAGATTCTGGCCGTCAAGTCAGGTCGCGCCATCAGCTCCGCCAACGAGAAGAAGCTTCGTGCCGCATTGGCGTCGCTGAACGAGGTGATGGAAGGCATCGATTCCGACAATTCCAACACTTCCGACGAAGATAAGCCGGATGATTCCAAGACCGGCGAGCAACAGGATAAGAAGCTTGCCCCTGATAAGGGCAGGGACGCGGAGGCTGAGAAGGCCGAGCGCCTGAATGTAATCAAATCCGCCCGTGAACTGGTCACTGGCGGCAAGGACAACAAGGAGACCAAATGAGTTTCAATGATCGTCTCGCCAAGACCAAGGCCGCCATCGAAGCGGTGCTGGCCAAGGGCGAGGATAATCTCACCGCTTCCGACATCGAGAAGCTGAAGGGTCTGAACGCCGAGGCGCACGAATTGCAGGATTCCATCGAAACGGTGGATGCTGTGCATAAGCGTTTCGCGGGATTGACCGACAATCTGGCGGACACCCAGAAGAGCGGAGCCGCATCAGGCGAGTCTCTTGGCGATTTCGTCGTGAAGAACATCGGCGAACAGCTGGCGAAGATAAAGGGAGTGTCTGGAGCGTCAATCGCAGCACCGGAATGGGCTCCGCGCCGCAAGGCCAACACTGACACGCAGGTTACCGGCGGGCCATCCGGCGTGTACGGCTCCCTGCTGACCTACGTGGACCCGAACTTCGTCCAGGCTTACCGTCGTCCGACCATCACCAACCTATTCGGTGTCGGCGCGATCAGCGGACAGGCCATCACCTACTACGTAGAAGGCGAAAAGGAAGGCGATTTCAAAACCGTCGACGAAGGCGAAAAATTCAGCCAGATCCATTACGCCGACGCGACAGAGCACACCGACGCATTATCCACCATCGCTGGATTCATCAAGGAATCCAACGACATGATCACCGACCTCGCATTCTTGAAGTCCGATATCGATGGACGCCTGCTCTACGATCTGAGCATCGTCGAGGAGCAGCAGCTGCTCAACGGCGACGGCACCGGCAAGAACATCACGGGCCTGCTGAATCGTGAAGGAATCCAGTCATACACCGCTACAGACGCTGGCAACGACGTTGCCGTCCTGCACGCGCAGTCGATTATCTCCACCACGACCGGCATGATGCCGGATGCCCTTGTCATCAATCCGACAGACTATGAGGCCATTCGACTGAAGAAGGACAATGATGGCAATTTCATCGGCGGTGGACCGTTCTACGGTGTGAATGGTGGCGCGCTGACCATCACTCCGCGCCTCTGGGGTCTGGATACCGTGGTGACTCCCGCTGTCAACGCCGGCACAGCCATCGTCGGCTCCTTTAAGGGTGCTGCCACCTTCTATCGCAAGGGCGGCGTGACGGTTGAGGCCACCAATTCCAATGACACCGACTTCATTTCCGATCTTGTGACCATTCGCGCCAAGGAGCGTGTGGCTTTGGCCGTGCGCAAGCCGAAGGCTTTCGTCAAGCTGACCCTTAAGTAAGGAGACGTGATATGGCTCGACAGTTTCGAGTGATTCCAGCCTCGGCGGCGAAGCTTGACCCGAATGCCCACGTGTCCGATGTGGTCTTCGTCGGTTCCAACGGCAAGCCGACCGACATCGGCGGCTCCGTGCCGGAGCAGGCGGCGCATGTCCAGGCAGCTGCAGGAGCAACGCCGACCAAGAGCGAATTCGACGCCCTGATCAATTCTCTGATTGCGGCTGGCCTGATGGCTGCAGAGTAAGCGTGGAGGTCGGCATGAATGATGCGAATGTGATTCCCGACATGATTGCCGACCCTTCGGCCTTCGAGGATGACGCCGCCTTTCGGATTAAGGCCGCGCAGGCGGCCATCCGCCGTGAATGCGGCTGGCATGTCATGCCGAACACGGAATTGTCCGGCGTCATCAACTCGCGTGGCGGCACGGTTATTCGACTGCCCGCACGTCATGTGACGAGCATCGAATCATTGACCGACAGGGACGGCAACAAGCTGGCCTACGCCTATGACCCGGAGACGGGTCTCGTGGAGTCGCTTTCGGGTGGCTTTCCCGTTGGCATCGCGGCCATCCGCTACGAGATTCACGCGGGATACAATGAGGCTCCGGACGTGCAGCAGGTGCTCATCAGCGCCGCGAAGCGAGCGGGCATGAGCCCGATCGGACTCGTCACCTCGCAGTCCACCAACGGCTCCAGCGCGTCATACGATGCGGTATCGCTCATGCAGGCGGAGAAGGACAAGCTCAAACCCTACAGGCTTGGAGGATTGCCATGAGCCTGCTTGACGATCTGGATGCCGGTGGAGGCGTTTTCGCCATGGCTGGTGCCACGCGCTTCGTTAGGCTGCGTGCCAAACGCAAGACCAACCCGTACAATCCGGCGCAGACCGAGCCGGACTGGAGCGTGCCTCCGGACGAGCTCGCCATCATGGGCGCGCTCTCATCCAGTTCCAGCATGCGTACGCCGGACACGCTCGACACGCAGACCGCATCCACGGCGTACCTCACCATCCCGGATCCGACAGCCGACATCAGAATCGGCGACCGGATCCGCGCAGACCCCGACGACGGACGCTTGTGGGAAGTCGACGGATTCCCCTCGAAGGATGTGAACGCTTTCACTGGATGGCGTCCGACCTTGGAATGCCGTCTGACGGAAAGAAAGGGCTGAACAAATGGCGAAAAGCAGGATATCGGTCAACTTCAACCCGAAGTTCTTCGACGAGATTCTCAATAGCGCCGAGGTCAAGGCGCTCACCACGCTGGCCGCGAACAGGGCACTCGCCTACGCGAAGGCGTCCGCGCCGGTCGATACCGGCGCATACCGCGACGGACTTGGCATCGAGGAGGTCAAAAGGGAGCACCGAACGACCGTCATGGTCGTCGGCCACGACCCGAAGACCCTGCTCGTGGAGGCGCAGACCGGCAATCTGGCCAAGGCGTTGAGGAAGGCGAAGGTCTGATGGCAAGCGTCATCCCACCTGACCTCGAACTGTTCCTCACCGGCTGGCTGCGCTCCAACATCACGGACATCCCCGGCCTGCAGGTCGGAAACCGCATTCCTGACGATTACGACGGCTCCTATCCGCTCGTGGTCGTGCGTGATGACGGCGGCACGCAATCCGCCGACCGTGTGACTTTTGATCGGTCAATAGGCGTCAACGTGTTCGGATGGACGCGCAACGATACGAAACCATGCCGCGATCTGGCGGCCCGCGTGTACGGCGTGCTGACCGGCGAGCCCGGCATCCTTATCGGATTCGCCGAAGGCAGCCGCATCTGCGCCGTCGTGTCTGACGGATGCAACGGGCCGTACCCGGTCGGCGAGGACGCGGCATGGTGCCGCTACTACATGACCGTCGAATATTCGACGGCCGGAATCAGACAACCATAAGGAAGGAATCACCATGGCCAAAGACAGTCAGGGCATGGATCTGGGACAGGTGGAGGCGCTCGTTACCGCAGCCATCATGATCGTCCCGTACTCCACCGAAAACAGAATCACGCCGGAGATGATCGCATCCAGCAAGGCGACGACGGAACTTCCGGCCGCCTACAATCGGTCGACCGCATGCATCGGACTCGTCAAGTCCGACGGCGGCAATCAGGATTCGCGTGACGGCGACGACCCGCTGGAGTTTTTGCAGGATGGGTACAAGAAGATGCCGTTGGCGACCAGCCTCACGCAGACTTTCAGTCCGGCGGAGAACAATGCGTTGACCCGCAAGATCACCATCGGCGAGCCGGATTCCAATGGCGTCTACCATGTGGCCGACATCATCCAGGATGCGAAGTGGATGGTGTATGAGGAGGAGACGTTCGACACCGGGCGTGTTCACCGTCGTGCCGGCGTCATGCAGGTCACCGGCAACGAACCGGACCAGCAGGAGCGTGGCTCGGTCACAGGCCGCGAGCTCACCGTCGAATGGATGAAGGATCCGCTGTATGTGGATCCTGAGCATCCGAACACGCGCTGGATTGAAAGCTGGTACGACCCAAAAGCGTGACGGCGGTGGCCGTGACTTCGGCTGACGGCAATACGAGGCCGTCGGTCGTCCAAGGCGCGAAGCTCGCGCTCAAGGCCGTCGCCACCCATGTGGACGAGACCACCGTGGATGTGACCGGACAGGCCACGTTCCAATCCAAGGATGCCGGCGTGGCGACCGTCGATGGCGGCACGCTCACCGCCGTCAAGGCCGGAAGCGCGAGGATCAACGCCACCTATGGCGGCGTGACCTCACCCGATCTGACGGTCACCGTCACCGCACGCGCCGCCTGACCGGCGGACGAAAATCTTCCCGGACCGCCTATCTCGCCTGTCTGCGCGGTCCGGGAATCTTCTTTTTTCACGGCAGGCAGGCGAAAAGCAGATAGGACAAGACAATGACTTCCACTTCCACCGACTTCAAGCCGACCGTCGAGGATTTCGACCAGTGGACGGAAGAAAACGACGAGGAGGCGTTCGCCTCCATCGCGCAGAACTACAAGGTGCGCCACATCATCAAGGGCGATGTGTATTGGGCGCTCGTGCCCGGCGGACGCACGTACAAGCTCCCATTGTCGATGAGCATCGACGATTTCACCCGATTGTCGAACACGTCCGATGACACGGAGAGCGTCGAACAGCTCAAACGCATTCTGAGCGCCTTCGCCGGCGACAAACAGGCGGAAGCGTTGAACGGCGAACCGGTGCAGGTCGTGTTCAATCTCCTGTCCGACTATGGCGACGCGGTGGTGCGCGCGCAGGGTGCCTCACTGGGAAAATCCAATGGTTCGCCCGCCAGCTCGCCGAACACGGGAGCGTGATCCGAGCCGATTTCACGATGCATGGGTGGAGTCTGCAGGCCGATCTTGGCGGCAGGCTCCGCTACGGCGACGCGATAGCGCTCCTCGAGCAGCTCATCGGCGATCCGTCGACCTACACGGGCGCGGAAATCAACGGCTTGGATTATCCGGCCCGGTGGGGTGAGATACCGGTCGTCTACGCGCTTGGCAGCGACGAGTACCCGAAGCCTTTCGATTCGCTTGCGAAACGATTGCGGGCGGACAGGGAGAAGGCCGAACGCGCACGGCTGCGCGAACAGACCAAGGGCATGAGCCCGGTGTTCCAGACGCTCTACGAGGACTGATTTTTTGGACAAAACTGAATAGTGGAGGTGCCGCATGGCGTTCGGCAGCGAACTTGGTTCCGCGCACATCAGCGTTTTCCCGTCGATGAGGGGTTTCCGCAGCGCGGTCAACAAGGAGGTCGGCGCGAGCGGCAAGGCCGCGTCGAAGACCTTCGATTCAAGCATGAACGGCGGCAAAAGCGGTGGACTGTTCGGACGCGCGTTCAAAAACGGTTTCAAGCAGTCGGCGAACGATTTCAGCGCGGACGTGTTGAAATCCTACGAGCGTGACGTGGCGAAATCCACGTCCGCATACCGGCAGGCCATGCTCCAGCAGGAGGCGGCGGCGAATCAGGTGCGTGCCGCCGAGGAGAGCGTCGCCAATGCCGTCGCCAAGCATGGTGAGGGCAGCACGCAGGCCGAGGCCGCGACCATCAGGCTCGAACAGGCCCGGCTGAAGCTGTCCACCATGACCGACCGGGCGACGCAGGCCGAGACCCGGTTGAAGGACGCGCAGAAGGCGCTCAAGGACGCGCAGGACAATCTCGCCGCCAGCAGCGAGAAGACAGCCGGTTCGCTCGGAGCGGCGTTCAGAAACCTCGGCAGGGCGATGGCCGCCCCGGCGTTGGGTGCGATCGAGAAAGTGCGCGCCGGCTGGGCGAACGCCGACATGGCCATGCTCGACGGGGCGGGCGTGTTCGGCAAGATCGGCGGCATCGCACGCGGCGCGTTCGATCAGGTCGCCTCGAAGGCGTCCGCGTTGGGAGGCAAGGTCGCCAGCCCCTTCAAACAGGGCGCGGCCATCGCCCGACAGTTCGGCGACGACCTGTCCTACGGGCTCGGCCAGCGCATCAACGGCATCGCCGCGAAGATTCCTGCACCATTTAAGAATGCCGTGGGCAGCATAGGCGGTTATTTCCGCAGCGTCGGATCGGCGGCGAGCGGAGTGTTCTCAGGCCTGTCCGGCGTCGCCAGCTCCGTGGCCTCACGGATGGCCGGAGCGTTGAAGAGCGGAGCCGACACCGCGTGGAGCGCGATCAGCTCCATGTCGGGCAAGGCCGTTGGCGCGTTGAAGGGCGTCGCCACGGTCGGACTGGCTGGCGTAGGCACCGCCGTCGCGGCTTTGGCCGGAGTCGGCAAGAGCTCCCTCGACGCGTATGCGAGCTGGCAGCAGGCCGTCGGCGGCGTGGACACGCTGTTCAAGGACGCGTCCGCAACCGTGCAGAAGAACGCTGCGGACGCGTACAGGACCGCAGGAATCAGCGCTAACGAGTACATGGAGCAGGTCACGAGCTTTTCCGCGTCGCTGATCAGCTCGCTCGGCGGCGACACCGCGAAGGCCGCGGAACTCGGCAACACCGCCATGATCGACATGTCGGACAACGCCAACAAGATGGGCACAGACATCGAGACCATCCAACAGACCTACCAGAGTTTGGCGCGCGGCAACTACGCCATGCTTGACAATCTGAAGCTCGGGTACGGCGGTACCAAGTCCGAGATGGAGCGTCTGATCCAGGATGCGAACAAGGTCAAGCAGGCCAACGGGGAGATGGGCGACCTGTCCATCGACAAGTTCTCCGACGTGGTGCAGGCCATCCACATCATGCAGCAGCAGATGGGCATCACCGGCACCACCACCGATGAGGCCGCGAAGACCATCGAGGGTTCCGTCAACATGATGAAGGCCGCATGGCAGAACTGGCTGGCGGAGCTCGGCAAGGACAATGCCGACATCAACGGATTGACCAAGCAGCTGGTCGATTCCGTGAGCACGGTCATCCAGAACGTGGGTCCGCGCATCGCGCAGATCATCACCGGCATCACCGCCGCACTGCCGCAACTGTTCTCATCTTTGGGCGGCACGCTGCCGGCGTTGGTCATGCAGATCCTGCCGCCCGTGCTCGGAGCGTTGGGACAGCTCGGCACGATGCTGCTGACCAGCGCGACCACATGGATTACGACGAGCCTGCCCCAGCTGCTCGCCCAGTTCCAAGCGTGGGTCACGTCGAGACTGCCGTCGTTCCTGCAAACCGGATTGACGATGGTCACGAACCTGTTGCAGGGCATCGTGCAGGCATTGCCGCAGATCGCTTCCACGGCTGTCATCGTGCTGACGACGCTGCTGGATGGATTGTCGGCCCAATTGCCGCAGCTCATCCCCATCGGCATCAACGCCGTCCTCAACCTCGTGCAAGGCATCCTCAACAACCTGCCGCAGATCATCGACAGTGGTCTGAAGCTCATCCTCGGACTGGCTCAGGGTCTCATCAACGCCCTGCCGGACTTGGTAGGCAAGGTTCCGATCCTTATCGGACAGCTGGTCGGTGGCATCATCAATCGTCTACCGCAGATCCTGCAGGCTGGCGTGCAGCTGCTCGGCGCACTGGCCAACGGATTCATAGCGTCGGTGCCAAGGCTTATCGGAGCCATTCCCGGCATGGTCGGCCAGATCATGCACGGTTTCACCTCGGTCAACTGGGGTAGTGTCGGCCTGAATATCATCACGGGTATCGCGACCGGCATCGCTGGCGCGGCAGGCAGGCTCGTGACCGCCGCTGTCGATGCGGCCAACAATGCGTTGAACTGGGTGAAGCGCAAGCTTGGCATCCATTCGCCGTCGCGCGTGTTCCGTGATCAGGTCGGCGAGATGATAGGCGAGGGCATGGCGGTCGGTATCGACGAGAGCGCGTCGAAGGTGAGGAAGGCGGCCGGACGATTGACTGGCATTCTGCCGTCGCAGGACGCCTCGTATTCCGTCGGCGTCGCCAACGCCTCGCGTGGAGTTAACGCTGCAGCCTACGGCAATGGTGGGAGCGTGACGAACATCACGCAGACATTTAATTATCCGGCCATCGCGCCGACGTCGATAAGCACGCAGCAGAAGCTGCAGACAGCGGCCATGCCGCAATGGTAATCGGAAGGAATCCGAATGAAGGTCAGCTATTCGCTCAACGGCCAGCCGCTCGACTCCGAGCGGATGCGCGTCATCGTCGGCACTACGCATTACACGTCGCTGTCGCCGATCGTTGACACGGTGCAGGTGAGCGGACGCAGCGGCATCATCGTAGGCTCCTCGATTCCGGTGCTGGACGCGCCGGAGCTGACCATCAAGGTCGCGTCGTGGGGCGCGGATTCCGATTCGCTGATCGCGCGTTTCCGTGCCCGTTGCCTGCATGCGGCGAAGCTCACGCTCGGCAAAACGGAGACAACGGAGAACGGCTATTCACGCAGCATGGTCACTCGCGTCGTGTGCACGAGCTGCGAGCCGGACGATGACGAACGCCCGTTCAGTGACCTGCGCGTCATGACCGCCGTGTTTTTGTTGCCTGACGTGTTTTGGCGTGGCGTGCAGTGGCAGGAAAAGACTTTGGCTGCGTCGGGTGGCAGGCTGCTGCCGGGCGGGGTCTCCAAGCCGAGCGGCAAGGGCTATTGGACTCGCTGGCAGGGATTGCCTAACGCCAGTCCATCCGAGCTTTTCGACACGCTTCCCGACGGCTGGCTGTCGGACGCGCCCATCACCACGCTGGTATTGCGCTTCAGCACGGCCACTGGTGTGACCATCGCAGATCCGGTGAGTGGAACGAATCTCATGTGGGGCGGCCAGCGTGACGCCTCACGACCTTACGTTTTTATCGATGTGGCCAATCGCAGGGCGTGGACGGCGGCCAATGCCGACGCATGGTCCGGCGGTACGGATGCGTCGAATGGCGTCGACTGGACCACCGAACCGTTGCAGGTGTGGCCCGCGATCGATTCAGGCGACTATAGGCTCGATATCAGACAGACCGGCGGCACCGACAAGGTGACATGCCGGTTTTTGCAATCATGGGAGTAGTTAATCATGGGCAAGTCTTTGCATGCTCGTCTGGTGGCATACAGGCCGTTCGGCGCGCGTATCGGCGTATTGGCGGAGCCGGTGAGCTTCAGCGCTTCGATGCTCCACGATGATGATGGTGCGATCAGCATCGAATATTCGATGCTGTCCGGTGACGCGCAGGCGTTCGACAGAGAGCTTACCGACGGCCTCGAAGTGGCCGTGGAGGTGTCGGACGGCAACGGTTATAGGGAGCCTGACAATGCTCGCTATGTCATCACTGGGCGCAGCGGCAAGACGAACGACCGTACCAAGACCGTCACCTATTCCGGCCAGTCGATCAGCTGGCTCCTGAGCAAGGCCGAAAACAACGATTCCTCGCACCTCATCACCGATGGCGACAACAAAGGCAAGCGGCCATTTTATTCGTCGAATCCGGGCGTGATTTTGAAAACCCTGCTCGACGAAAACAAGGCGCGTGGCGGCGTGGCCACCGGCCTGACGCTCGGCTTCGATACCGCGAGGGACGCGGGCGGCGCGGCATGGGCGAGGAAGTACACGCTTTACTATTCCTTGGGCACCGACCTGCAGACCATTCTCAGCTCGCTGGTCAACGGCGGCGGCTGCGACTGGCGCACCAGCGGGCGCACGTTGAAAATGTGGAACGCCGACAGCACGGCATTGAGCCGTGACCTGAGCAAAAGCGTCGTGCTCCAGCTTGCTCGCGATATCAGCGAGGCACCCTACGAGGAAAGCATCAGCGATCTCGCGTCCACCATCCTCGTGGAGGGTGACAATAATCTGCTTTTCCGCATGGATAATCCGGCTGCTCCGACGCCGTGGGGCAAGTGGGAATCCTACGCCTCGCAGGGTGGCGTGTCCGACAAGGACACCGCGCAGGCTTTTATGCAGTCGACTTTGGATGATGCTGCGAGGGTGCGTGGCCAGTACACGCGCGACCTCATCGTTTCCGACGTGGACAGTCTGCCGCTCGT